ATCGCGTAATAGCGCGTTTTTTATTGCTTCGGCTATGTAGTATTTTACATATAAAATGAAGAAAAATGCGCTTAAATTACCCGTTTTTCATAGGCTTATGACACGGATATGACACGAAAAGAAAGGCGATCCCCCTTGAAATTACAGCATAAAAAGCCCCTCCGCGCCGAAAGTACGACACGGAGGGGCTTGAACTATCATTTCATATTTGTTCCGAGAACATTACGTTCTATCCTGTCCTCCACGCGGCGGTTCATCCACATGAGCGCCTCCTCAATGTGCGTGAGCGCACAGGCATTTTCACGGCAAGAGAACTCGCCCGACTGGAACCCTTTGAGCCTGTCGCGAACGATCTCCAACAGGTCTGTATCCAGTACGCCGTGAATGCTGTCAGGCAGTTTCCGCGCTCCGTGCTGAAACTGTATCACGGCGAGCGGTTCACTGTCCTCACCGAAGTCCGCAGCGGGATAGATGTCATACTCATGATTAGCGTTACCCGCTCCCGCTTCGTCGCTTGCGAAAACTCTGTTCAGCTTTTCCCTTTTCTGTATGGTTATCAATTCTCTCATATCTGTACCTCCGTTTTCCTTACCTCATGACCAGCCGCACGAAGTTCTCGCCGACCTCGCCCGTCTGCTTGTAGCCCATTTTACGCTGTAAGTCCTTGACGGCTTCCTCGGTTCCGCCGCCGAAGCCGCCCGTGTCGTCCACCTTGTAGCCCAACCCTTTCAGCCGCTGCTTTATGCAGAAAATGTTGTGCTCGCCGTCGTCGTCGCGGTCGCCGCGCTTGTACCAAATAAACGTATCGAGCTCTTTCGTGGGCTTGGGTTCGGCTGCCTTTTTCGGGCGAAGCACTCCGAGACACGGATTGCTGATGTCGCTGTCAAAGCGATGTTTCACAAGCTGTGTCGGTTCGTGCCTGCCGAGGGTGTTTTCCTCAAGGCTGACGAAATAGCTCTTGTTGCCCTCGCCGTTTCCGACAGCAACGTGCCCCCACGAGCCGCCGCCCCACACCACTATGTCGCCCTTGCGCACGACCAGATCGTCGGTGTTGGGAACGCGGTCGAACGCCTGCACGAGTGCGGGGTAGCTCGAAAAATTGTTGTACAGCTCCTTAGCGCCGCTGCACCAAACGCCCGTTATCCCGAAGCAGTCCTTTAAGTATTGGTCGATCAGATCGACGCACTGAACGCCCGCCACGCCGTCAAAATCCACCGCCCAGCCGAGATACTTTTTCTCGAATTCATCGTAAGTCATGTATGCCATATCACACCTCCTCGGGTTCATCAGGCATTCCGTCGATGATCTCTTGCAGTTCGTTGATTCTATTGCGTATAGCCTGCCTATCTGCGTGTATCACGTCCTTGTCGTAGGGCAGAGGTTCGCCGACAAGTTGGGCTTCATAGCACTTAATGACTTTATAGTCGGTTGCTGTCAGGTCACATTGGAGGTTTCTGACTTCCTGTTCGAGTTCGGATTTAGTTTTATGTATAATCATAGTCGATACCTCCTTAACCAAACAAAATAAGCGGGCGCACGTAACTCTCGTCGGACGCGACGTAGTTGTTGGCGCAGCCGTAGCTGTTGCAAAAAGCGAAACCCGTAGAACTAACAACAGAACGAAGCCAGAAGGTGAGACGGCCAAAATGTACGGGGTTGATAAATTTGAATACGGGTAACTGTCTGTTATCCACACCCACATCATACGCGGAGCTGGACCATACCGTAGTACCGTATACCTGCACCTCGTTCATCAGTTGCAGTTCAACGGTTGTCCACTCCCAACCCGAGGCTGCTCCTGTAATGCCTGCTCCCGCCATTGACGGGGTTGAGGTGTTGACGGCATTAGACAGTATCGTTCTATACGATAACAGGTGATTATTCAGAGCTGTTCTGAGGCTGTTCGCATAACACGGTAATACTGTTTGATGCATATAGCTGTTGAGATACCCGCCTGTGGTCGTATTCGTTTCGTTCATTTTCGCCGCAGTTGCGAAGCCGTAACCACGGGGGATAAGCCCCAAGTGAGGGACTGGGGGGTTCACAACTTTATCGCCAACGTTGTAGTAAGGATTAAAAACGGCGATCATAAGTCCCACAGTCTCGGTCTTGACCGTTTCGTCCGGGAGAGTTGTGGTAATGCTTACATTGATGTAATCACCTAAGAACAGATCATCAAAATTACCGCTATGTATCATGCTATACATTTCGTCAATCGTATAGATGTTCGTTAAATCTTTGCCTCTGAAAATGCCATTATGGTTTAGCGGTGATTGCATGGATGCGTCGAGCCATGCCTTATACATCGCGGTGAAATCCTCCGTCGAGAGACCTTTTCCACTGACTTTATCGACTTTGTTCCCAAGTGCATCATACACGCCACCGCTCGAAACAGGGTGAGTGCTTCCAGATGTCGGTGTGCTGTCTATATTAGCGTCGATATTTGCGAGCTTATTTTTCTCGGCAGTGGTATAATCTTCGGTTGATAGCCCCTTTCCCTGCACTTTATCGACTTTATTGCCAAGCCCCTGAACTACAAAAGCATAAACCCCACCTGACGTTACCGGATTAGTGCTATTCTCGGTCGGAACGCTGTCGAAAGATAGGGCATTCTGCTTCCCGTTCCATGTGGTTTTTTCATCCGACGTCACAAACAGATTTGTTGCGTTCGTATCGTCCACAAGGTCGGAGGACAGTTTGTTGTTTGCGGTGATCTCCGCCTGCAAACCGAGATCGGTGCTCGACTTATCCCCCCTGAGCGTAGTCCCGTTGATCTTCGGCTTATTCGCAAGATCGGTATAATCCGATGTTCCGCCGCCGCCCGAACTGCCTGCAAGTTTTGCCGCGAAAAGTGCATCATGCTGCTTTCCCATGTCACTCCACCTCGTTCCCGTTGGTATCGTACCACTTTCCATCGCCACCCATTACGTACAGCTTGCCACTCGTCACCACATACGCAGTGCTGTTCGGGTCTGCGACTATCGCCCCGAATGTGGTCTCCCCGCTGATGTCGCTCGTCTCATCAGCGTAGAACTCCCCAATGAAATGCTGTAACCCCTGCGTATCGCGGTACTTGTAAACGCTCCCCAGCGTATCCATGCGTACACTCATGATGATCTTTCCTCCTTGTCGTCTTCGTTTTCGTAATTTTTCAGCCGCCCGAGTATCTTCCCCGCCCATGCCGCTTCGGGCGTTATCGCGGCAAAGTTTTCGAGTATGCGTATCAATTATTCATTCCCCTTTCGTGCTTTGAGTGCCGAAATAAAACGCGATCACCGTCGTGAAAACCGTCATGAACTGCTCCCCACTGACCGTTTCGCGGTATGCTAAAATGCAAAATATCACTGTCAGCAGTATCGTGACGATACTTTTAACTTTAAGGAGTGCCGCGATCCTGTCTTTTAAGCTCATGCGTATCACGCTCCAAGTCGTCAAGGCGGTGATTTATGACTTTTATCTGCTCCTCGATCACGGGGAACCTCCGCGCGAAATTGTTGTGCTCCCGCACCTCTGCGATAAGATTGTCGAGCTTGGTATCGGTCACAGCCTGCACCGTCTCCAGCTTGTGGGTCATTTCCCGCGACGAAGCCCGCGTGTTGATTATCACCGTAACAATAGCCACCAGCCCCGAAATAACGGATATGATTATTCCCGCGTCCATCTTACTCACTCCTTCCCCAGACGATCTCGCCGTCGATTTTTATGTATGTCTCGTTCAAAATAATAGCCATTTTGGGACAAAGATTGTAATATGACGAATTGTTTTCCCCTCCAAGCCCAAAAGTCGCCGACGGGCTATAGATCGGCACAAAAGAGATCACTTTTTCGCCGAGCCTGTTGAAAACAAGCCCGTCCTCGCTCATTTCGATGTATATTTTGTTCGTGGCGCTGCCCTCGTATCCCGCTTTTACCCAGTAGGACTTGCCCTGCTCCAGCGGCGAGTCGAAGTATATGCCGAGCGGCTCGGTGTCGGGACTTGACGTGTACTTTGGCGCTATCAACCCGATAGACGGGTCATTTATGTTTAGCTTCGGGCAGCCATAGTGAGAATTTTGCGGACCGAAAATGTAACCGTATTCGTTGATCGTCGAAGCAACCTTTTGCACCACTGTCCCCAGTTCCCATGGCTTCGACCAGTCGTAGCTCTGCGGGAAAATATACGCGCCCGAACTGTTCGGGGTGAGCGTGCCGACAAGATCATAGTCACCGCCCGTGTTTACCAGCCTATCGCCGAGATACAGCCGCGGCGAGTTTGCGCCTATACGTAAATCTGCCATTGCTCACACCTCCAACGCGGGGTCAACGACATACAACGTGTTCGGGTCTTTGACGGTCAGCGCCGCGTATGCCGTCGGGGAAATGTGCCGCAGGCGCAGCCCCCCGAACGCCCCGAAGCCCTGCACTATCACTCGCTCGTCTGTAATATCAACTATACCCTCCGCGCCGACGGTCACGCGCGCAAGAGGGCGTTCCGCTATGATTTCGGTATTTACGGGAATCGGTGGGGAGGTCGATGTACCCTCACGGATAACGATCGAAATGTTGCGCGCACTGGCGGCAAGATTTAGCCGCAAGAAAACGCGGTCGATTCTCTGCGTTTCCGCGCTCGCCGCGAAAGAGATCGTTTCGGGCGCGGAAATATTTACCCACCTTGCGCGGATAAAAGCCCACCCCACCGAGATCTGTGCCACAAGCCCGCTGATCTTTGTCACCTCCAGCCCGCCCGCGACCCCGTCGGGTATCAGCCGCAGGAAGTAGTCCGTTAGATCCGCGGCGCTGTAAAGGCGGTCGCCCTCGTCGCTGTCGAAAAATCCGTATGTAATAGCCAAAATATACGCCCCCTTTTTTAGCTGTCGATTTCCCACTCGGAAAATGTCGGGTAAATGCGGTATCCTTCCGCGTCCTCAACTTCTGTGATTTCCTGCACCTTTGCCGAGCCGCTTACCCCGTGCGCCGTGATGATGTGCACGGTATCGCCGAGAAAGTAGTCAACATACGGGCGAAATAGCCCATTGTCTACAGTTTCGACGTTAAGCAGCTGCCGCGCCTTAGTTTGATACGGAACACCGAGCGCCTTGACGTCGTTTTTGTAGGTTACAAGGGATTTTGTTTGCAATCGCGTTTCGCTGGCTGCCGTGAGGTCGGCAGGCGTTAGAGCGCTGAAGTCATTCCTCCGCAGTGATACGCGCATATAGTTTGCATTGCTTGGTGGAGTTGCGGTCGCGCCGTTGACAAACGTTCCGTCTTGCCCTATGCCCGTATCTTCGTCCGCGTTTATGTAAAAACAAAAATTTGCCGCAAGAGGGGCGCCGCTTGCCGAAGCAGTCACGGAGAATTTTTTTCCACACGGGAAAAAATCAGTGCAGCGGATACGGTAGTTGCTGATGTCCGTGTTCGGAGTGCCGTCCCAATTATATCCGCCCTGTTCCCAGTTCCCACCGAGTATGCTCTCGGTGATAGTCTCCTCGAGGTCGGGCGTTGCGTCGATGTTGCCCTCGCGCCGTTTGTAGTTGATAGCGCCGAGTACCACCGCCTGCTGTGTCATGGTGTACGGATTTGTCCCGTCAGGTTTTGCCGTGTTTTCCGTGCCCGTAGCGTTTACAAAAACGACATTGCATTTCTCGCGGAGGTCGATGTCGTATTCGCAGGATAGCAGATTTTCGTTATCCTGCGAAAAAACGACATTCGGGCGGTCTTGCCCTTGCAGCAGCTCAAACGTAAACGCACCGCCGACATATCGGCATTGCAGCCCGAAGCCCGCTTCTGACAGCAGCCCGCCGACCGCTTCAAGCAGATTTTCGCCGCGATATGTGCGTGTGATGTTGGCGCCTGTAAGCGCCGACCCTGCAAATGCAAACGGTCTCAAGACCCGCGTTTCGGGGTCTTGCGGGTAGTCTGTATGCGTCGGTGGATTTATCAGATTTTCGTTGACCAGCTGGCGAATAGCGCCTGCATATGGTATATGGTCAATGGTCGTTGGGTACCCTATCACGCGGCTATCCATTACCGCGTCGGCAGTCCGCCCGCTTATGAGGATAGCGTCGCCCTCCACTCCCTCGGTCATTCTTATCCGCTCGATGTACATGGGAATATCGCTATCCTCTCGCTCCACGAACAGCTCGCCGAGGAATGATGTCAAAATGCGCCAAAGTTCCGCGCTTGCAGGCGTTTCTATCTCAAACTCTCCCGCCGTGTCGTACCGCCGCACCCATATCACCGACGAAGCCGAATCTATCACGGCGATTTTCCGCACGTTCCCGTTATTTGCACGCATTATGTACAGTATCATTCACACCCCCCCGTACAAAAACGCCGCCGTAAGCGTGACCGTTGCATTATCTACGCTGCTGTCAGCAGTCACGCCGATCCTGTTCACGCCGACGGGGAGCTTTATCCATGTCGAATTTGCCGCGATATTGGCGAGCAGAGAGGTCGTCGTGCCGCCCGACGTTTTGCTTACCGCGAGCCGCCCCTGCCGCGTGTCGATGGTCAGCTTGTCGCCGCTCGAAAAGCTGTAGGTCAGCTTGAAGAACTTGCCCGTCGTTTCGTTGGCGACCTTGAAGCCCGACGCCGCCCCCGTGAACTCCGCCGTCACGACCAGCCCGCACTCGACGTCCCCCGTGTTGGCTATCAGCGCCGTCGGGTGGTCTGCGACCTCCGAGATCGGCACGGGGTCGCCCTCCTCGATGGAGAAGGGCGCGGCGAACATCGGCACGTTATAGCTCGGCACAAAATCGGTGGAGTTCGCCGATTCCAGCCACGGCGAGGGGCAGATCACAGATACCGTCGCCCGCTCGGGCTTCGCGCAGATGTCGAGCTCAAAGGTCTCGACATAGCCCGTGATCTTCACGTCGCGGATCCCATCGGTGAAGTAAATTGTCAGCGGGAGTTCAGCCTTGAAGAGCTTATACAGCCGCAGCCGCTGTGTTTCCGCGTTCCCGACGATGGCGAGGCGGAGCACGATATTGCGCTCCTGAACGTGCGCCGAGCGGAAGGTGGAGCCGCCCACGGGGTTGTAGGCGGTGCCGATGTCGTTCTTCGGCGGGTCGAGCCCTTCCACCTGTTCTATCACGATGTTGTCGGTATCGTGCGACAGCTCGACAAGCTCGCCGCCCGCGCACCGCACCGCAAGGGTGTATTCGTAAGCCATTAAAGCGCCCCCTTTACCGTGCCGATGAGGTTTTTCGTGTCCCGATAAACGTCCCAGCGGCTGACCGATTTCGGGCTGTTGATGGTTTGGTTGAAGATGATATTTTCCGGGCGAGATCTTCCGTAGTTATCGGACTGCGTACCGCGGAGCCCGTCGGCGTTCATTCGCGCCGCGCTCTTTATCAGCCCGTCCCCCGCCGAGGCTATCTTCACGCCGCTAAAGCCCGTAAGGCTGTCCAGCTCCGCCGCTTCGATGACCGCCTTAGCCATCTCTCGCGCCGCGTCCTCGGCTTCGGGAATGTCCTCCTTCAGACCTACCGCAATGCCCTTCGTGAAAAAGCTGCCTATCTTCTCCGCGATGTGCGAAGGCGAGCGCTCGTCAAGCCCCCGGCGCATAACCGCAGTCATGGCGTCGGCGAGGTCGTACCCCGATTCGATCAGCTCCCCGACGGCTTCCTCGTCGTTCATGCCGTTGATAATGCCTATGGTGAAGTCCTTGCCCACGTCATAGCTCTCTTCGGGAACTCCCGCAAGTCCGAGAAGCGCTTCGTCCCCAAGCTTTTCGGCGGCTTTCCAGGCGTCGTCATAGCAGGCGGCGATACCCTCGGCGTAGCTTTTGCCCGATTCCACGCCGAGCTCCTCGTAAGCCTTCCTGAAGTCCTTGATATGCGCCCCCGCTATGCCCGAAAGCTCCGAGAGCTGTTCCTCCGTCCGGGATCTCGCGCCGTCGGTCATGCGGTCGAGCACGTCTTTCTGATCGGCTTCGGTGTCCTCCCACAGCTTTGTATACTCCTTAAGCTGCTGATCGGTGGAGTGGTTGAGGGCGTAGACGATGTCCCAGCTGTCGGTGCCCATGTCCTTAAGGGACTGCACGACCCCCTCACCGAGCCCGCGCTGTTCGAGCTGCTCGATAGCCGCCGCCCAGTCGTTGAGGTAGTAATTCGTGTCCGAAAGGTTCTTCCACAGGCTGTCGAAGGTCGTCGAGGTGTCGGCGGTAAAGCCCCCGAACATATCCACTGTGCTTTCGAGAGCCTTTTCCTGCGCCTCATAAAGCTCGTCGTATTCGTCAATGACCCGCCCTATGCTCTCGGCGGTCTCGCGGTCAAGCTCCGCTGACTGACCGCTTATCTCGATGTGCAGGGTAAGCGAGTTTTCGAGGGACTTCTTCGCGGCTTCGAGCTGTTTTTCCTGCTCGGCGGCGAGGTCTGCGGCGGCTTTTGCCTGCTGCTCCTGCGCGGCTGTCGCTTCCTCCGCAGCTGCCGTTTCCGCCTGCTGTGTCTCGATAAGGCTGTCCTCGTTGTGCTTCGCCGTAAGATATGCCTCGCTCAGCTCTCCGACGGCGGCGTTCATGTGCTGAATATCATAGGTCAGCCCGGGGATAACTTCTCTTTCAAGCTCGCCCGCACGGATATAGTCCTCCTCGGTCTTGACCGTCTTCGCCATGATCTCGCTGTACTGCTGTTCGGCGAGCCGCAGACTGCTTTCGAGGACGAACCGCTGATTCTTCGCGTCGTGGAGCCTGTCCTCGGCTTCCTTGCGGCGGTTCGTCGCTTCGGTGAGATCGTTGGTCTGGTCGGTCAGCGACTTGACAAAGCCTATGTCCTCATCGCCAAGCCCCTCGTAGGCGTCGGGGATCTCGTTTATCTTTTCGGTGCATTTGTCGATGTGGTCGGCAAGGGCTGTCATAGTGACGATCGCTGCCGTGCCTATTGCGACAAGCGGATTGGCAGCGCACGCGGCATTGAAGGTTATCATTGCCGACTTCGCCGCGCCTATCATCACGGGAAGCTTTATCGCCGCAAGCGCCGTCCCCATCGCTATGAGAACGCCCGTCAGCGTTTTCGTGTGGTCTGTCAGCCATTCTATGCCCTTTGTCGCAGTCTGCACAAGCTCACGCAGGTCGGGCGTAACCTCGTCCGAGATCGCTATCTGCAAGCCCTCGAACGCCGATTTCATCAGCGTTATATCACCCTGCAAATTGTCGAGCTGGGTATCCGCCATTGCCTGCGCCGCGCCGTCCGCGCTGTCGATAGCCTCCGCTACCTCGTCCCAGCGTTCGGCGTTGGTATCGAGAAGAGCGTTCACCGCCGCGATGTCCGTTACCTTGAACATTTTTCCGATGATGTCCTGCCGCTCCTGCGAGGTCATGTCGGCGGTCTTTTCCTTCAATTCGCCGAATATCTCCGACATCTCCCGCAGATTTCCCTGCGAGTCATACGCCGAGAAGTTCAACTCCTCGAAGGCTTCCCGTGCGTCCTTGGTAGTGGGGTTCATGGCGAGGATTATGTTCCGCAGATGTGTACCCGCTTCACCCGCCTTGATACCGTTGTCCGCCATCAGACCAAGCACCTGATTGAGCTCCGCAGTGCCGCCCGAGAGATTCTTCGCCGTGCCGCCGATAGTGAGCATAGCGTCGCCCAGCTGTGAAACGCTTGTATTGGTCTTGCTCGACGTTTTCGCCATCTGATCGACAAGCGTTTCCGTCTGTTCGAGCGACAGTCCGAGAGCCGTCTGCGAATCGGTCACCATGTCCGAAGCGCGTGCAAGCTCCATACCGCCCGCCGCCGCCAGATCCATGACGTTCGGGAGCATTTTCATCGAGGTCTGCGCGTCGTACCCCGCGAGAGCCATGAAGTTAAGAGCCTCCGCGGACTGCGTGGCGGAAAACGCCGTAGTCGCGCCCATTTCCTTTGCGTAGTCGCGGAGCTCGGCAATTTCCGCAGTAGTCTCGCCCATAGTGGCGGCGACCTGCGACATGGCGGTATCGAAGCCCATGCCCGTTTCGACGCTTTCCTTGACGAAATCCACCGCCTTGGAGAACGCTTTTGTCAGCCCGTTGCTAAGCCCGTCGCCGAGCTTGCCGCCCGCCTGTGCTCCAACGTCGCCCATGCCGCCGAGCGCTTCCTCGATATTCGCCTGCGCCCCCTGCATCGAGGGTATTATCTGCACATACGCTTTCGCAAGCTCAACGCCGTTATTTTCAGCCATAAACGAAGTCACCCCCGGTGCTATCTTTCAAGTATCCTCGCCCTCTCGCGCTCGAAGTCCTCGGCGGTGTCAAAGCCGTCGATGCCGCTTTCGTTCTTTGCGCCGTTCAGCTCGCCGAACAGAGCCTTCGGGAACGCCGCCTTATAGCCCGCGCCGCGTGCGGCATAAAAGCGTATCTGTGCGAGAACGTCGAAGGCGAGCACGGCTAAGCGCTCCCCGAACCTAAGCTGTTCGCCGCGTATCTTCCGCCACGCCCTGCAATCCGCCGACAGCCCGCAGGCGAGCCGCGCCGCAGTCGGGATCGGCAGAGAGCGCAGGTCATAAACGCCGTACACCTCCGCCATATCGCAGACCAGCTCGTCCTCGGCGTCAGCCCACAGCCGCGAGAGGGTCAGGAGTTTTTTAGTTCTTTCGAGCTGTTCCAGATGTCGAAAACGAGTTCCTGCATAGCTTCCGTCTTGACGAATCCGTCACGCTCCCGCAGGAATTCACGCGCTCTCTTTTCGCAGTCCTCCGCGCCGCGGAACATCTGCTCGGTGAACGCGACAAAATTCTCATACGAGGTCTTGCGGAAGAACTTGACCAGCGCCTCCACCACCTCATAATCCTCATGAACATGGTCGGCAAGCTCAAACTCAAAACCGCTTTTTGTAGTGCCTGTAATCATTATAAATACCTCCGAAAAAAGTGAATAGTTGATAGTTAATAGTGAATAGTTAAGGTGCCGCCTTACGGCGGCGATTTTTTTTTTTAATACGTCCGTGAAGCGGACACCTGTACGAACAAGTTCGTACCACTATTAACTATACACTATTAACTATTAACTGTTTAGGACTTGGTGACGTTGATGTTGTAGGTCTTTGTGTAGCCGCCCTTCGTTACCGTCACCGTTACGGCATTCGCGCCCGATGTCCATGTCGCCGCGCTGCCGCTCGTTACCGTGTCGTCGCCGTTCTTGATTACGACGCTCGCCGAGTTATCCGAAGCCGCCGCGGTGATCGTGTTGGTGCTGTCGGTAGTCGCCGCCGTGTAGCTCGTTATTGTCGGCAGGAAGGCGGGGGTCAGAGCCACGCCGCCGATGGTCAGCGCCGAAAGGGTCGTATCGGGTACGGTCGAGCCGCCCGTGCTCTTGAAATACTCGTAGTGAGTGTTGCCCTCGCTGTCGGGCATTGCCGAAAGCGTCGCCGCGTAGCCCACAGCCGACTTGTCGTCGTAGGTGACCTCGCTGACGTTCGTTATGGTTCCCGCGGGGATAACGACGCGCTTGAGAACGCCGTTCATTATCATGTCCACAGCCCACACGTATTCGTCGAGCATATCCGAGTTGACCGCTACCGCAAGCCCCTCCGCAAGACTTCCCGTGACGTTGCCCGCGCCGTGAACGGTTTTCAGCACCTCGGGGTTGAGCGCTTCGAGGAAAGTCATCGTGAAAGTATCGCTCTTGTCGGTCTGCGCGACGTGTACCGTGTCGCCGCCCCACGCCTTGATCTCGGTGGTCGAGCGGTTCTCATTATTTTTCAGACCGTCATCGGAGATATACCCGAGACACACGAAAGCCGACGGAAGCGCTGCCGTCGCGTTAGTCGGGGGTGTGGTGCCCTTGGGCGCACGGTATACCGAGCCGCCGACCTTGGGCTTACCGGTCGAAACATTATTTGCATTATTGCTCATAACAATAAACCTCCAATCAAAAATAGTGTATAGTTAATAGTGAATAGTTAAGGAGCGCCTGCGGAGCGGATTTTAAATAGTCGCGCAGCGACACCTTAACTATTAACTATACACTATACACTATTAACTATATTTTCTCATATCATAGTGTGTTATGTCAAATACCGCCTGATAGCGGTATCTTTTGGTTTGCGTGTCGGTGAATTCGTAGTCGCTCACGCACTTGCAGCGGCTTATATGCGGCTGCTCGGCGAAGCTCTCCATAGCCCGCTTGACCGCGCAGTTGAGCGCGGCGGCGGCGAGCATTGACGGCGCGTAGGACTGCACCGCTATTTGCGCCGAGGTTATCATGTTCTGCTCCGATGAGCCGAGTTTCACCGCTATGCAGTAGCTTTCGGGGCGGTGCGCCTTGTCGGGCTCTTCGAGAAACGCGGGGCAGTTCATGCATTCGCCGAGAAATTCGATAACGTCAAGCTCGATCATTTTTGAAGCACCGCCTTCAAGATGGAATTGTTTTGCAGATTCTCCCGCCGCGCCTCGGGGGTGTCGGTGTAAACGCTTGCTATCGCACGGGTAGACATAAGCTTCTCGTCCGACTTGTAACCCTCGCCGAGACGTTCGGCGGCGCGTTCCGCGTAGCTGCTCACGAGCTTACCCGTTTCAGCCGAGCGGAGGAAAGCCCTTATGCCGTCGTGATTCAGTTCAACGCGGATATTACTCATACGCTTCCACCTGCACTTTCATGTTCCAGTCCAGCGGGATAAGCGCGTCGATTCCCCGCGTGGGAACGCCTACCGTGCGGAACTTATGCCCCCAAAATTCGACCGTCACATCGTTCCAGTCGTGGGTGTCCCCCTTTGGTATGCCGAGAGTGTACGCGATACGCCGCCCCGAAAGATTGTACTCGTTCGTTACGTCCTCCGACGTGGGCGCACCGATCAGCACGTTATCGACCGTGACCGCCGTTTCGGTGTAGATCGGGCGGTTCGCCGCGTCAAAGCCCGTCTGTGTCTTTTCGTAGAGCGTGACGGATATGCCTTTAATTCTGCTTATCGCCAAGATCATACACCTCCAGCGCCCCGAACCTCTGCCGCAGAAAACCCAGCTCGTCCAACTCGTTCCGCAGGAAGTACAGCGTCTGTCCGCTTGCAAGCCAGGTCATGCTGAGACTGTACCCCATAGCAGCCTGCGAAGACTGCACCGCGGGCGGTGTGTCGTCCGTGATGCTGTTGAATGCACGGATAACCGCCTGCACCGTCACAGCCTTGACGAGCACGGCATAATCGCCGCTCGTGTCGGCGTCGATAAGCCCGTCAAGGTCATAGCCGTACTCCCGAGCCGCCTGTCTGAGCTTTACCGAAGCGTTTTCAAGCAGCGTCGGCGCCTGCTCGATCTCCTGAGCGGTAAGCGGACGCAGCAGCCGAACGTCCGCTACGCTCGCGTATACCGCACCCATTTACTGCACCTCGCAGACAAGTCCCGACAGGTCGAAGTACTGAACGTTCTTCTGCTTTCCGTCGGCGCTGGTGGTGACGATCATCAGGCGCTGGGTGTTCTTGTCGGTGATCTTGAACAGACCGTTCTTGTCGGGGTCGGGGATAATGTCAACGAGACCGCTGCCCTGACTGTTGTCAAGACCGACCATGACGGAGCTGTAAGCCGCCCAGTCAGCCGCAGAGAAGTCGAGACACAGGAAGTTTCCGATGCCCCACTTGATCGTGATGCCGTTCGCAGCCTTCATCATTTTCAGAGTGCCCGTGATCTTTCCGTCTGCGACAGTAACGCCGCTCTGCATGGAGCTTACGTTGACATCGAACATCTTAGCCGCCGCAGTAGCCGCAGGAGTAGGAACGGCGAAAGCCTGAGTGCTGACTATACGTGCGAAAGCGTTCGGGTCGAGGATTCCCCAGCCGATGTACGCTTCAGCACGAAGGCATATCTGATTCTTGCGCTTGAGGTCGCCGAGACCGTCGGGATCGCCGGTGGTGATGATCTCGAACTTCATGGTCTGCGCGTAGCCCCATCTGAAAGCGCGGGCGAAATCGCCGACGTAGGCTTCATTCGTTCCTGCGTTGAAATTAACGGTCGGGTTTACATCGCACTTGATACCGCCCGCGAAGGTCTCGGGCTTGCCGCCGAAGCGGAACTCGGGGTACATCGCGGCGTGGCTGTCAGCCATCTTCATAGCGCCCAGCGCCGCGCCGAAATTGGGCGACATCGCAAGACCCGTGATGTTCGCTTCGGGAATGAGCCCGATCGCGCTGTCAACATTGTCATCAGGGTAAGAGGGAAGGAAGTTTACCGTCCTCCCGACCTTGCCGTCGAAGCTGTTCGAGCCGACGATCTCCGAAGCTCTGCCCGTGTAGGGGTTGATGCCGTGGAACGCCGAAATATCGAGCGCACGAGCCATTTTTATCGCCGTGCCCTCCTTGAAGCTCTTCATGTAAGGCACGCGCTGTTCGTCTGTGAGGTTCAGAAATTCCTCGGTGATTCTGTGCTGATAAACGAACTTTATCGGCTTGATGGTGACGGGCGCGAGAGCCGCGTTGTTCGCGGGCTTGTCGTCCGATTCTCCCACGATAGCAGCCTCGCCGTCCATCGAGAAGATAAATTCCTCAATGCCCGCGAAGGGTATCGGCGTACCGCCGCAGAGCCTTGCGAGAGCAGAATGTCCCTTTACCAGACTGATTATCTCCGTCACAAGCTCGGGCTTGAACAGAGTGCTTGCATTAGTGATCTTTCCCATTATCATTTCCTCCTTGTCATTCGGATAATTCTCCGAGCATAGCCATAAGCGCCGTGTCCGTTCCGCTCGCCGCTCCCGTTCCGCCCTGCGGAGCGTAAAGCGGTGCTGCGGGCTTCTGTGAGCCGACAAACTGCGCTAACTTTTCGGCGTCGGCTGCTATGTCCTGCTCGGTCTCGCCGGAGAGCCTTTCCGCAAGCTCGTAGGGCAGACCTTTTTCGTGGGCGATACGCGCTTTTACCGAAGCGGTCTCGTACTGCTTGTTCTTCGCCGTAAGGTCTGCGATAGAGCCGTCACGCTCGGCAAGCTGCTTTGTGAGAGCCTCCACCTGTTCGGTTAGCTTCTTCGCTTCGTCGGGCGGGATATAGCCCTCATAGCTCTTTTTCACCTCGTCGGTGACGGTCTTTGTGTTGCGGTCAAGACGCGCCTTTATCGCCGCGTCAAAGTCCTCCTGCGTTTCGATTGCTTTAAATTCTGTGCTCATAGTGTTTTCCTTTCCCCGCTTTACCCTGCGGTCAGGTAGTATGTAAACGGCTTTTGCCGTTCTTAGCAGTATATCATCTGCGGCTCGTCCTCCTTCGCCGTGGCGCAGAGCCAGTGCGCAAGGCTCACCGCTTCGAGTATCGAGACATCGGCTCCCTCAAGCAGCGACTTGTAGCCGAAGCCGCCCGATGTGCCGATCGCTCTGTGTTCACAGTTTGTCGCTATCTGCGTAAGCGAGGGCTGTCCCGAATGGCATATAGTGCCGCCGAAAAGCTCCTGCTCGAACAGCGCGTTTGCGGTCGTGATATCGGGAACCTTCGGGAAGATTACCGCCGCTTCGGACACCTCCGCGTCCTCTATTTCGTCGGCGAGTATGCGCTGCCCGTTCGCGCCGTCAACTGCGACGCTGACAAAATGCGGATTGCGCAGGAACGCGACTATCCACGAATTGCCGTTCTTCACGGGGCGGCAGTCGAGAGCCTCGACAAATATCCGCCCGCCCGCAGTTTTTACAGCGACAGCCGCGCTCACGTTGACACCGTCCTTTGCGTACTTCACGCCCATGTAGAGAGCGGGCTCGTCGGGGAGCTGCGGCTTTTCACACTTGCAGCGGCTCCAGTCGTCGTCGGTAATTGCCGAGCGCAGATTTATCAGCAGCCACAGACCGAGTATCTGAATGTTGTCGTCAACCGCGTCCGAGCCGAAGGAGTTCCGCACCGTGCGCTCGCTCTGAAGCACACCGAGTGCGGGGTTCGTTTCGTACCACAGGTCAACGTCCTTCGTGTCGCTCATTTTCGGCACAGACCATTCAGCCCAGCCCGCGTCGTCCTCTTCCCCGGTCAGCACCTTGCCGCGATATTTCGCAAAGACAGTGCCCTTCGAGGTCATTGTTGGCGGCGTTCCGCACATCAGTATCTGTGGGTTAAGGCTTGCGCGGATAACGTGCTTTATCGCGCCTTCTTGGTCGATTGTATATTCCTGTGCCTCGTCGATGATAAGCACATCGTAAGTCTCACCCAAGCCGCCGCGAACGGTACGTGTGCGGAAGTTTATCTTTCCGCCGCCGCCCTTGAGCCATTCGATGACCTCCGCGCCCTTCTGAGCGGTGCAGCGGAAATCGTCGTTTTCGATAAAGCCCATTTCCTCAAGCAGAGCAGCGGTCTTTTCCCACGCCGCGTGAGATGTGTTCACAAGATGCGCCGTGTATAGCACCCGCTCGCCGTGCGTGAGCGCCCATATACAGCGCATGATGAGCAGCTCCGATTTGCCGTTCTGACGCGGCACGCTCCAGCCGAATTTCATGTGTACCCACTGCCCGTCTTCATCGACCGCCATGATGTCGTACATCATCAGCTCCTGCCACTCCTGCGCGGTTCGGCTCGACTGATTGTAAAGCAGCACGGCTTCCATGCCCTTCGTTTCGGTGTAGGGCAGTACGCGGGAGACCGTCGGGGTCTGCCGTCCTATGCGTTTTTCATTGTCGCCCAAGCGATCACAACCCTGTCAGGCGGTGAAGTTTTTCCTCGGTGAAGTAGTCGGGGAACGCCTGCGAAAGTTTTCCCACAGCGTCGCCCAGCGCGCCCAATTCGGACGGCTCCACAGAAAAAATAGGCCGCCATTCGGCGCGGGCGTTTCTTACGGCGTACCTGTCGTAAGCCTGCCCGTCGCGCAGACAAGCCGCAATGAAGCCTGCGTTTTTGAACCCCGTCCCGAACGAGCGCTGCGCCGCCTCAGCCGTTAAGCGCAGATTTTCGTGCGCCGCCTTGATAGCCTCCGCCGTCGAGGGATTCGCCGTTGAAAAGCCCAAGTCGTCGAGCGTGAGGCTCGTTTCTCCCGCGAACGCCGAAGCGAACATTTTAAGCTGCTCGGTGTAAGGAAGCATACTCTGCTGCTGGAACTGCCCGACGACGGGGTGATTGCCGTTCTTGTCGCTGTCGAAGCGGATAAAGCTCGCAATCGTAAGCCCCCATCGGTCGAAGGCTTCGCCCGAGTCCTTGTTCATTTTGGCGTTGCCCTGCAAGCCGAGCACGTACTTCTGGGGAAAGCTGTAAAACTCCGCCGCGATCTCCGAGCGCCAGAGGGTACGCGCCGCAGAATCCATCAGCGCTATGCACGCCCGCGTGATGCGCGAATGCCCGAACGGGCGCTTTGCCGACGGTTTATATATCATCGGCACGAGAAGCGCGTAGCCTGCGGGGTTGTCGTAGGTATCGGCGAGCTTGCCGCTGCGGTAGATGTAGGTAGCCTCAGCCGTGAAGTACGCCTCGGTCTTCGGATTGGCTGTGCTCGGCGGCACGCCCTCCGCAGTGAGTGGTTCCTCGCGTTCGAGCACGGCGTAGCCCTCTGTCAGCAGATTGGTTATCGGGTCGAGGATACCCGTAGCATTCGCGCCGTCGATACATTGCAGGCGGGGATAGCCGTTCTCGCCCGCCGAGATGTAGACGAACGAACAGCTCCCGATCAGTGCGTCTTTTATCGCGGCGTCGGCGAAGATGTCCTGATTGTTCATCGAGAATATCTCGTCCATGTAGAAATCGTCGCCCGAGAAGCCCTCAAAAACGAGCCTGTCCGCGAGCTTATCGACCGCAAGCTCGCACCAGCCGAGCACGGGCTTCATGGCGTTAAACTGCGCGGGTATGATTGAGCCGACCGCGTCAAACGTGCGCTTCATATCATAGCAGCGGTACCGTGTGAGCACGCGCTGCTGCCGCGCCGCGAGCTGCCGCCGCAGGTATTCAATGCCTTTGTATTCCAATATTATCACCTCCCGCGGCGTACTGCCGCTCAGACTGATGTGTGCTTCACGCGGTCGTCCACCTCGCGGCGCTTGGCGTTGTTGAACCGCGAGAGATCGCCCACGAGGTAGCCCGTTATGCGGCGTATGCGCTGGAAAGCCACCGCCGAAAGTATCGCGGTCAGCTCGACGTCGTCCCCCTGCACGTTGATGCCGAGGTAGGTCACTGTGTAACCGGGGTTGTCGTCCTCGATCTTCTTACGATAGGCGAGTTTTTCCTTGTCGCTCATTTCGATGTTGCTGTGAATTTCGGTCATGTGCAGCACCTCACTTTTCAAGCACTACCGAAAATACTTCTTTGGCGTTGTACATGGCGACCCACGCTTCGCCCTTCTTGATGATGATAAAGCCGTCGCAAAGATCGTAATCGTCCCAGTCACCCTCGTCTATCGTTATCGAACCCGCGTTGATGAAGGATATTTTGATTCTTTTGTACATGGCAAATGCTCCTTTCGGGTATAAGAAAACCGCCCTGCGGTTGCAGAGCGGTGCGTTTATTCTTTGGTGGTTTGCGACATTCCCCGACTTGAACATTCACGCCGAGGGGTACAAGAATATCGGGGATTTGCTTTATTTTGACGGCATTACACCCGAGTTCTTCGATCAAATAATCATAATTGCCGTTGTCATCATCTTCGTACATCTGGATTTTCCTGCACCCGACAGGCATTTCGCCGAGCCAATTCCAAACGCACATGAAAATATACATCCACCTGTTGCCGTGCAAAACGCCCTTTGATTTCGGACTGCTGCAAAACTTCATAGCATCCTCACGGTTCATCATAAAGCGGATAGTGCAGTTCTTTCGACCCGAAGTATAGAGAAAGCACCAGTCTTTCAGTTGTTCGGCATTTCCGATCTGCTCTTCGGTATAGCCGTATAACGGGTCTGTCAATTTCCTGCCGTTTATGATATTGCCGTTGTCTTTTTGCCTTGACTTTGTTTTCGGCTCGTCATTGTCAAAAAACGAAAGCTGTTCAAGCGTAGTGGTTCACCTCTTTCGGGTATAATTAAACACCTTGCAGAATTGCAAGGTGCTTATGTGTATTTATATTACGTTTTAGCTTTTGGTTTCTTCAAGCATAGCTTTAAACATTTCATCTGGGGTGTCATAATCCGAAATGTAGTATTGATCGCCGTCGTCATCATCGTCCGACGATTTATAGGACATCACTAAACAACTTTCCGTACCCTCATTAAATGCGCAAATATGCATTGTTGTATCGTGAGAGAGAATAAAACAGGTTGTTCCGTTTTTTTCAAAAGATTTATAATGTTCTTTCATTTTGCTTTCAAAAAAAGACTTAACTGTTTTAATATCACTTTTCGATGTAAGCAGTTCCGTCCATTTTGTAGCGGTTATCTCCGTATTTTCCATTTGAAATCCTCCAGTACGCTCCATCGTGGTGACTGCCTTTTTCGGGGTGATATTGAAAATATGCATCACCGCCAAAATTTGTCTTGTATCCTCCACCTTGCTCAAATGGTATGTTTTTCCAAGTAGACGATTTTTTCAGTGGCTTAACATCATAGCCCGATGCTTCAAGCAATTCTTTCATAGATTGCGGAGTAAATTCTGCAAGCCCGAAATGATTGTCAACCACTGTTTTTACGATCTCGTCCGAATCAGTCATGCTGGTGAAGGCTTTAACAATTGCTTTGTATTCATCACTTGGCTCACGTCCACTATTGCTTGCAGGCGGTTTTTCTCCATTATTGCCTCCGTCTGATTTTATTATACCACCATTCGCCCCGCCTGTCAACCTATGCGGCTGACTTTCGGCAGGATTTTTTGTCAACCTCTTAGGCTCATCAAACCCGCCCTTTTCGCGGGCTTCCTCGTAGGTCATGACGTGCGGGGGCTGGTACTCGACTTCTGCGAAACGCCCCGTACCTCTGCGCTGTGATACCGCGCCCGTGCTGCTTGTGTACTCGACCACGCAGGAACAATTAGCGTGACAGCCGAACACCCCGTCGGGGGCGTTTTTCAGCGCCCAGGAGCCTATCCGAGCCGCACACCACGGGCAGCACTTTGAACTGCCCGAACGCTTCACCGAGACCTCAAAGCCTGCCCGTGAACGCTGTTCGGCGTTCTTCTCAATGAACTCATTGCCTGCTTTCTTGACCGCGTAGGCGAGACCCTCCGCGAGGGCTTCGACCGTCTTTTCGGGGGTGTCCATGCTCGCGGCGTTGCCTACGGTACTTTTGAGCGCGTCGTCGTCAAAGTCGGTTTTGATGGGCTTCATGTGAATGCCGAGGGGCTCGTCCTTGGCGAGCTGAACAGCCGTCCCCGCTTCGTTCACGAGGCGGTGAGCGTAATGCGCGGGACGGGCGACCTCGCCCATGATCGCGGCGAAGTCGTCCGCTTTCGGGTCGTGACTCTCGCGCACGCTGTCGCTCATAAGCTCCGAGAGTCTCTGTGCGTACTCCGCGAAGCCGCCAAACCCCAGCCGACGGAGCGCCGCCGTGTCGTTCTCCGCGATCGCCCGCGCAAGCTCTCTGCACAGCCTGTCCGCAGCCACTCGCCGCGTAAATTCATCATGTACGTTCATAATTCGTTCACTTCCAGCGCGAGAAATAATATCAATGCGGCGGTTGAATAGGATCAAAGAATTTCGGGGGTCCCACTCCCCCCCTATGCCCGAACTGCCGCTTTCCCGAAGAAGTTTCCGCGTAGATCGTCCGCTGCCGCCGAGTTATCCGCATTTTATGAGAAAAAGTCTCAAAAACAGTCTGCAAAATCCCGTTTTCAGCCGCGTTATCTCTTTTCGGAAAGCTCTCAGCCGTTTCAGACCGTTTTCCAATCGAACGTCAAAGGCAAAAGCCTGTTTGAGATCACCTTGGGAACGGCGGCACCGGGGATATTTCCACCTACCTTGTTCGATTTCTGCCGGTTGCAGCAGAAGTGCGCGAGCTGTAGGTTCGAGAGGTCGGAGGGGTGCCCGTCCTTGTCTATGGGGACAATATGATCCACCGTAGCGCTTAAAGGGTGGGGGTATTTCAGCGACTTGTCCACGGGCTTGCCGCAGATCGCACAGATCTCCTGCGTCGCAAGTATGCGCTTGCGAGCCGAACGGTACTGTGCCTCCTGTCCGTTAAACCTGTCTGTGCGGGGGCGTTCGTTATCGAAGGCGGGGGGTATCAAAAACATCACCCTGTTTCTTTTGTACGTATAATAAAAGCACCCCGGGGTTTAATTCGGGGTGCTGCTTATACTTTGCCTATTATAATTATAGCACCCCCGAATCCGACATTTCCGACACGCGGATATAAAATTTCAAGGCTCCGATTTGTGCAATATGTAATCGGTCAGCCTGCGGCGGGGAGTATGTTCGGCGCGGTATCCGAGTTTCAGCGCTATCTCCTG